TGTCAACCATGCTGGTTCCCAACTATCCATTGGCTGCCTTTCGCGCAAGCAACTCTTCCAAACGCGACTGCTTCTTTACTTCAGCAATTCCGAGACGCATACGGTCGGTCGGACTGAAACCAAGCAACGAAAGGTTGCTGATAATGGTTCGGTCAAGTTCGCGCAAACCGCGACGCATCTTTGGGTCCTCGGTAGACATAACTTTGACACGAAGGTTCCAACGCTCGTCAATCATTTCACAAGTCATCAAACACAACTCAATGTCGGTCGTAGGACTAATCCAAGACTGTCCCATGCCCCAAATACGGTCCCACATTTCCCGACCGTATTTCATCAAGGGACGATGTGGTTCTGGAACATCAGCCGCAGCAGGGAGAAGGATAAGTTGGTCTTCTTTTGGTAAAGCACGCTTGCCAGGGTTTCCCTGTAAACGTTTCAACTCCGCAGGTTTCGGCGGACGACCCATTTGAGCCATAATCTAATCCTTCTCCCTTATTACAAACTAGCAGTCGTGGTTAGACGACTAGTTCTGCAGTCTTGCCAGTCAACTTCTCCCAACGAGCCAAAATGACATCGCAATACTTCGGGTCTAGTTCAATCAAACGTGCGTGGCGTTGTGTTTGCTCCGCAGCAATCAAAGTTGAACCAGAACCACCGAACGGGTCAAGCACTAGTTCTTTGGCACGGCTTGAGTTGTTGATGGCGCGAACAATCAGTTCCACAGGTTTCATCGTTGGGTGTTCACGGTTAGCACGCGGCTTAGGGAACTCCCAAATCGTGTCCTGCTTACGGTCTGGTGGTGTTTGGTGAGCAGCACCAGGAGTCCAACCATAGAAGATTGATTCGTGACGGTAGTGGTAGTCGGCGCGACCCATAACAAGAACGTCCTTGACCCACACAAGAGTGTGCTTCCAAACTTCCAACTCGGTCAAAGGGATACTGAACGACTGGAACAGGTTCCCTGACGGTGAGGCAACATACCAGCAAGCACCAGGTTTAGTTGAAGCAAAAACAGCCGTGAACGCGTCGCGCAAAAACGACTCCAACTGTTTAGCGTCCAAAGTGTCGTTCTCAATAGTGAGCGCGTCTTTAGTTTTGCCGACGTAAGCCACACCGTAAGGAGGGTCAGTCCAAACAAGGTCAACCTTTTCGTCGCCTAATAGTTTCTCGTAAGTGTCAATGCTGGTGCCGTCACCACAAACAAGTCGGTGGTTGCCCAACTGCCAAACGTCACCAATCTTCACACGTGCGTCAGCGTTCTCAGGAACCTCGTCAGCGTCCTCAGCTATTTCTAACTCCAACACCTGTGGCAATCGGTTTGTATTCTTTGCTCGCTGAGGGAATCAACGGTGGTGAGGTAATCGCGGTCGCAGCTGAAAAACAACAGGCTCGCATCGTGTTCGAAGAAGCCAAACGCATGGTGGAGAATTCGGAACTGTCTGAACTGGTGACCGTGTATAAAGACTCGCTTTACGTTCCGTCTACGTCCAGCGTTTTCAGGGTTGTATCAGCCGAGGCTTACTCTAAGGAAGGTTTGAACCCTAGCCGTGTGATTATGGATGAGTTGCACGCTCATAAGAACCGTGAAATTTTTGACGTGTTCTCTTTGGCTATGGGTAACCGTGGCAAGATTGGTCAGTTGGTTGCTATTACAACTGCTGGTGTAAAAACAGACTCAACAGGTCAGGACAGCGTTTGCTATTCGCTTTACAACTACGGCAAGCGTGTGGCTACTGGTGAAGTCGTTGACCCAGCATTCTTTATGGCTTGGTGGGAAGCACCTGAAGGAGCCGACCACCGCGACCCAATCAACTGGGCAATTGCTAATCCTGGTTTTGATGATTTGGTTTCGCGCGAGGACTTTGAGTCAGCGGTGCGTCGAACTCCTGAAGCACAGTTCAGAACTAAAAGAATGAACCAATGGGTTAGCACCAAAGAAGCGTGGCTCCCTGCTGGTGCGTGGGAAGAACTAGCTGAGGATTTTGAACTGCTACCAACCGACAGTTACTTCCTTGGCTTTGACGGTTCTTGGAATAACGACTCCACTTCGTTGGTCGCTGTAATTATGCCGCGCGAAGAAGGCGACGTGTTCCGTGCAGTCCGTGTCGCATCGTGGGAGAAGAACTTCGCTATCGATGACGACTCGTGGATTGTTGATAAAAACGACGTGACCAACACGGTGATGAAGTTCTACGACGAACACCCGAACTGTGTGGAGATGCCTTGTGACCCTTCCTATTGGGAAGACCAGATGTGGATTTGGCAAGAGTATGGAATCCCTGTCGTTGAGTATCGCAACTCACCAAACCGCACCATTCCAGCAACCTCAAAATTGTATGAAGCAATCATGTCGAAGAAACTGAAACACAATGGCGACGCAGCTTTGGCACGCCACATTGACAACTGTGTTCTCAAAATGGACAGCGGTCGAGGCGCACGTATTACAAAGGATTTTAGAAACCCTAAACTCAAAGTGGACAACGCCATTGCGCTGATGATGGCGTATGACCGAGCAAGCAGTAGAATTGAAGAACAGGTCATCCCTGAATTCTTTATGTAAGGACCTTCTTTATGTTGGCAACAATCATTCAAGCAGTAGGCGTGTGCCTCATCTCAACTGGGGTGGCTCTTTGGTCGCTGCCAGCAGGAGTATGCGTTCTCGGTGCTGGGGTCATTCTTTTTGGTATCGCAATGGAGCGTGGTAAATAATGCTGGGTCGTCTTACTGAAAACCGTGCCATCACTTTCCAAAACGTTTGGGGTTCAGGTGGCGACATTCTTGTCGAGAACAATGCTGGCGTTGTTATAAATGACAAGAGCGCGTTCAGCATCGTTGCTTTCTTGTCTGCAGTCAGTTTGATTTCTGACACCATTTCAACGCTACCGATTGCTGCGTATGAACGTGACGACAATGGTGCGCGTAGACCTGTGCTGCCTCAACCGCAGTGGGTTTCACAACCAGACGTTGATAACACCTGTCAGGGACATTACGGTGCTGGTCTTGTCAGCCTTCTGATAGACGGCAACTTGTTTGTTAGAAAGTTTTACAGCAAGGGCAACCTAGTTAACATGGTTGTTCTTGACCCGACCAGTGTGACAATCAAACGCAACGGACTCGGTCGTAAAATGTTCAACGTCACTGGCGAGGACAAACTTCTTAGCTCAGACGAAATCCTACACGTCACCGACCTGCTAGAACCTGGTGCGGTCCGTGGTGTTAGCCGTGTTGAACGCTTGTCGGAATCGCTAGGTGTAGCGTCAGCACTTCAGGCTTTCGCAGCACGCTTCTTCAGCCAAGGTGCAACCACCAGCGGTGTGATTGAATACCCTGGTCCTTTGACTGGCGACCAAGCAAAAGCACTCTCTGATGGTTTTGACGCACGCCACCGTGGTTGGCGCAAAGCACACAAGACTGGAATCTTGTCTGGTGGTGCAAAGTATGTGGACACAACCGTTCCAAACGACTCTGCACAGTTCCTAGAGAGCCGACGCTTCGCAGTTGAAGAAGTGGCTCGTATGTATAACATCCCTCTTTCGTTGATGGGTATTCCTGGCACCCAGTCTTACGCCAGCGTGGAACAGAACGCCATCCAGTTCGTTACCCACACGCTCCGTCCTTACATCGAGAAACTAGAGTGGGCTTACAGCCGTCTGCTGCCTGATAACCAGTTCATTAAGTTCAACGTGGACGGTTTACTCCGTGGCGACTTCAACAGCCGTGTGTCGGCTTACAGCAGCGCGCTACAGACTGGTTGGCTAAACATCGACACCGTTCGCTCTCTTGAAGACTTGCCACCAGTTCCAAACGGTGAAGGTTCTCAATACCGTGTGCCTCTAGCCAACGTGAACTTGTCAGCCACCGACCTTGTTGCCCAGCAAGAAAAGGTCAACATGGCTAAGGGTTTGATTGGTGTTGGTTTTGACCCTGCCGAGGTTTTGGCAGCGTTGGGTCTTCCAGAGATTGCCCACACAGGCGTGCCATCAGTTTCGCTTCAAGGCGTAGGCACTATCAACCCAGATTCACCTGACACAGTTTACGGAGTCTAAATGGCTATCACAACAGGACAACTGAATGTTGGAATCACACCTGTGCAAATCGACGGCACATCAAACAGCAACTTCAAACTTCACATTCACAACATGGACAACACCGACACTCTTTTCATCGGCAATGGTGATTTGACTACTGCTAATGGTTTGGGTCTACCGAAATTAGATTCTATTGAACTCAACTGTTATCCAGGTGAAACCATTTGGGTCGTCTCACCAAAGGCTGGACATTCAGTCAGTTGGTTGAAGCAGGTCTAATGCCATATTTTATAACGGAAGGTCCAGAGGGTTGTAAGTCTGGCTGGGCTACAATTAAACAGGATGGCGAAATAATCGGTTGCCACCCAACTAAGCAGGAGGCGATTGACCAAATGGTCGCAGTTTCTATTTCAGAGAACATGACACCAGGTGGCGAGCGCGCTTTGCCTGAAGAACTAACCCCAGACACTTTCGTTGCTTGGCTGGTGGGTCCTGAAGCGTATGCAGGTCAGGTCGTATCAGTTGATGGCGACAATGCAATCGTGCGTTTGTGGGAAGAAGAAGAGGACGTTTGGATGCAAGGCGATTTGGACGTTGTCGTCCCTGTTGCTGTGCTGCAGGTTATTGAACCGTTGCTTGCACCTGAAGCGTTGCCTCAACTAACCGAATCAACTGTCGTGCCTACACGCAACAAGTGGGTAAGTGCTGCTTGGGCTATCAAGGCACGCATTGAAGGTCTATCAAACGAGGCACGCTCTGTGGGTGGAAGCACCGAGATTAGAACCGCACACACCAAGTTCGAAATCCGTGCCGAAGGCGACGGGATGTCGTTCGAGGGTTACGCAGCTCTTTTTAACAGCGACTCCGAACCGCTACCTTTCATCGAACGCATCGCACCAGGCGCGTTCAAACGTTCGCTACAGGGACGCCACCGCATGATGCTGTTGTGGAACCACGACACCTCAAACCCACTTGCTTCAAACCGTAACGGTTCGCTGCGTCTACAGGAAGACAACATTGGTCTAAAGGTTTCAGCGACCTTGCCGAACACCACCTTGGGTCGCGACGTTGCTGAACTAGTTCGCACAGGTGTTATCGACGCCATGTCGTTTGGTTTCGAAGTCAAAAAAGACTCATGGTCAGCCGACGGTAAAGTCCGCACCCTAGAAGAGGTCGCTTTGCTGGAGACAAGTTTGGTGTCCTTCCCAGCCTACGAAGGCACATCAGGTTCGACCAGCGTCCGTTCAGCACGTTCTATTGACGCAGACGTTCTTGCCAACAGCCTGTTCAAACTTGAATCAGGTGAACAGTTAGAAGCCAGCGAAGCAGCGGTCCTAAACGACGTGGTTGCTAAATTGTCAAAAACTGAAGAAGTGCAAGAAGTAGACGGTGACATCCTTGCGCTAAAGAAAAAGAAACTCGACCTACTATTGAAAGGCATCTAATGGCTACCAAAGAAGAAATCGCAATCGCACTGAAGGTTATTGAAGAAGTAGCAGGTGCTCCTGATGCAGGTCTAATTGCAGACCTACTGAAAGAAATAAAGAAGTCTGGTGACGCGACCAAAGAAGTGCGCGTTGTCAGTTCAAAAGAAACTCGCTAACCCCTCAGTAGCAGTTTCTAACCCCAGCAGGTTTACTCCCCTTTCCCTGCTGGGGTTCTTTCATGTCTGAAGCGTTTTTTTTGACTGTTAGACTTTTTGACAGGTTCCGTGTTCCACGACCTCTTGTCTGTTCAGCGTGCCGCGGCAGAGTCCATTAACCCATTTCTTTTTAGGAGAACATATGTCAGAGTTCGTAAAGGCTCAGGCTGAAGTTCGCAGCAACCTGCTTGCACAGATGCGTGAGGTCATTGACCTTGCTGAGTCTGAAAAGCGTGGACTATCTGCTGAGGACCTTCAGAAGATTGACCGCATTGAAGCGGACATCGAATCACGCGATGCTTCTATCGCAACTGCTCTAAAGGTTGAGGAGCGCGCTAAGGCTGCTGCCGAGGCTGCATCTTCATTCGCACCTGTTGAGGCTGCTCGTCAGTCAGACGCAGAAACCCTTCGCTCAATCGCTCGTGGCGAGATGCGTGGACGTGAGTTTGCTCGTGAGTCACGTGCTGCTCTAGTTCCATCAGCGAACACCGTCGGTCAGTCTTTCTATGACCAGGTCTTCCAGATTGCGACCCTAGTTGGTCCAATGCTTCAGACCTCAGAGGTATTCAACACCACCTCTGGCGAGAACCTAATTATCCCAACCGTAACCGCAATCTCAACCTCTGCTGGAACCCCAGCAGGTTCAGCAATCGGTGAAAGCAACCCAACCTTCTCAAGCATCACTCTTGGTGCTGACAAGTTCGGTGCGCTTGTATCAGTTGCTAACGAACTAATCGCAGATGCTGGTTTCGACATCTCTGCTTACATTGCAGAGCAGTTGGGAACCTCACTTGGTATCGCTATCAACACCGCTCTAACCACTGGCACCGCTGGTCTAGCAACTTCTGCTGGTTCAGTTGTAACTGGTGGCACTGGTGTTGCTGGTGCTCCAACCTACGAAAACATCATCGACCTTGTTTACGGTATCGCTGATGGCGCACGCGTTCTTCCTGGTCTAGGCTTCCAAGCCTCAAAGACTGGTATCGCTGCTCTTCGTAAGATTAAGGACGGTTCAGGACGTTACATCTGGACCGACTCAGCAGTTGACGGTCAGCCAGCACAGTTGCTTGGTTACTCGGTTTACGAGAACCCAGCAGTTGCTGCAGTTGCTACTGGCGCAAAGAGCCTCTTGTTCGGACACCTTCCGTCATACAAGGCTCGCATTGCTGGTGGCATTCAGGTTGCCCAGTCAGGCGACTACGCTTTCAACACCGACGTGACCACTTTCCGTGGCATCGTTCGTGTTGGCGGTGGATTAAGCCACGCCAGCCATGTTGGTTACTTCAAGGGTGGCGCGAGCTAAACCCTGACCAACGGTCACAGACTGAACTCCCCTCCTGAGCGTAGACAGGAGGGGAGTTCTTTTTGATAGGGTTGAAGTGACCATCTACGAAAGGGAAGCAAATGCTTAATGGTGTCGTGTCGCTTTATTCAAACAGTCCGAACCCAACTGGTTATGGGGAGCAGTCAAAAATACTTCTTGACTTGCTGAAGCGTGACGGTGCAGACGTTGCCATGCTTTCCAACTATGGTTTGGAAGGTAACGTTTCAACTTACGAAACAGCACACGGTCCAATCCCTCACTATCCACGAGGCGTTGATGGTTATTCAAACGATGTGGCACCGTTGCACCACAGCCATTTCAAGAATCAACACCAAGGCAAACCTGACCTGCTCATCACTTTGTATGACGTGTGGGTTTTGCAGGGCAAAGGTTGGGAAGAGCAGAACGTCGCATCGTGGGTTCCTTTGGACCATGTGACTATGCCACCAAAGGTTCAGGAGTGGTTGCGACGCGATAACGTGACCCCGATTGCTATGGCACCTCATGGTGTTCGTCAAATGGAGTCGGTTGGTATTGAGTGCGAGTATGTGCCTCATTCAATCAATACTGACGTGTTCAAACCAACGGACCAGTTCAAGGGTCAGCACGTTCGTGACTTTATGAAGACTGGTGACAAGTTTGTGGTTGGTATGGTTGCTGCGAATAAAGCGTCTGGGTTGATTCACCGTAAGTGTTTCTCGGAGAACCTGCTGGCGTTTTCAATGTTCTATTCGAAGCACCCTGACGCTGTGTTGTATTTGCACACCGACCCTTTGGGAACTGCTGGTGGTTGGAATTTGCTGAACGTTCTGAAAGCGTTTGGTATCCCTAAAGAGGCTGTCATCTTTCCAAACTTTGTGGACTTCAAATACGGCATTAACCAGACTGAGTTAGCTGCGCTTTACACAGGCATGGACGTGTTGTTGGCTCCGTCTTATGGGGAGGGTTTTGGTGTTCCAACACTTGAGGCAGCAGCGTGTGGTGTGCGTGTGATTGGTTCGGGTTGGGCTGCGACTCCTGATTTGATTTCAGAGGACGGTTGGTTGGTTGAGGGTCAACCGATGTGGGACGCTGGGCAGGATGCGATTTGGCAGGTGCCGTTAGTGCCGTCGATTGTTGGTGCGTTGGAAGAGGCTTATAACGCTCCGCGTGGAACGAGCAAGGCGCAGGTTGAGTTTGCTCAGGGGTTCGCTGTGGAGAAGGTTTGGCAGGACCGTTGGTTGCCTACCCTCAACCGTCTGCTGGTCTAGATTGTTGGCTGGCTACCACGGTCTGCAATTGATGCGCTGAAGACCATGCGTAGGAATTCGTGCTGAAGGCTGAAGGCTTGGTTTGCGCTGCGGTTGGCGTTGTAGATTGCCATGTCGTAACCGTAGTGCAGCGCACCGATTCTGATTTCAGGGTCGTTGCTGAATGCTTCGTTGAGTTCAAGAAATAGTGCTGCGGCTTCTGTGAGTGTTTCTTTGCTTCCGTGGCGTGTGACAAATGCGCCGACTGGGAGTGAGGCTTCGCGGACTTTGGTGGTGGCGTTCCAAAGCGCGTCGGCTTCGTGTGTGGTTAGTTCGAGTCTGGTTAGGGTTTCCATTTTGGGGTCCTTTGCTTTTGGTTTGGTTGATTGGTTGGGAGGTCGCTTACGCGACCTTTTCTTCTTTGACGGTAATGTAGCGGGCTACCTTGAAAGTGTCTACGGTCAATTCTGAATCTGGCACGTTCTTGTATCCTCCAAGATAGTTGTCGCGCTCTGGTTCAATGCCGAACTTGCCGTCTGAAAGAATCCAAGCCATCTGTGCATCCATCTTGGTTCCGATGCCGAATTGGTTTCTCCACTCGTAGCATAGGCTCAAGGCTGCTAGGTTGATGCGGTTTGACTTCTTGCTTACGCCTGTTTTGATTCTTGCCATTTTTTGCTCCTTGGTCGTTTACTTTTTGTGGTTCGAGTATAGCAATTTTTTACAAGAAGATGTCAAGTGAATAAACAATCTTTTTTTGAGATTAGAATTGACCCATAAGACTTAGGAGTATCCATTGGCAATCACTAACGGCTACTGCACGCTTGCAGAAGTAAAAGCCGCACTCCGCATCGGGGACAGCGTCGACGACTCCCTGCTAGAAAAAGCAGTCGAATCAGCATCTCGCGTCATCGACGGTTACGCTGGACGTGTTTTCTACAACGCAGGAAGCGCGGTCAGGAACTATGCCGCTCAGGACAACTACGTCACCATTGTGGACGATTTGCAGTCCGTAACCAAAATCGAAACCGCGTCAGAAGCAGGTGGAACCTACACCGAACTCACCAGCGGCAACTACCAACTGGAACCACTCAACGGCTTCGCAGACGGCATCACGCAACCCTACACAGCTATTCGCGCTCTAGGACGTTACTTCTTCCCAGCGTTCGGTGGCGATGCCTTGGTGCGCGTCACAGCGGTTTGGGGTTGGGCAACTGTTCCAATCGCAATCAACCAGGCGTGCATCATTCAAGCCAGCCGAATCTTCAAACGCAACGACTCACCACTCGGTGTCCTCACCTCACCAGATTTGGGTTTCATCCGTGTCGGCTCACGCCTCGACCCAGACGTTGCACAACTAGTTGACCCTTATCGCACCATGCGGACGTTCGCATAATGGCTTCCCTAACAACGCTCCGCGACAAGATAGCTGCGAACCTACAAACCATCACAGGTCTACGCACAGGTGGTTTCATCCCTGCTCAAGTAAATCCACCGTTCGCAATCGTCGCACCAGACAGCATCGACTACCACCGTGCTTTCGCCAACGGACTATCAACCTACAACTTTGTCATCACACTCATTGTGGGCATGGCATCTGAACGAAGCGCACAATCAACACTTGACGCATACTGCTCACCAACAGGAGCGTCGAGTATTAAGGGTGCGTTAGAATCAAATAAGACACTCGACGGTCAAGCCTTTGACCTGAACGTGACTGGAATGCGTAATTACGGTTCGACCGTGATTGGCGAGACAACATACCTTGCCGCCGAGTTTGACTTGACGGTCCAGGCTAACTAACAGGAGAAAATCACATGGCAAAATACGTGATGACCAACACCAAGGTCACCATTAATGGCACGGATTTCAGTTCGGCACTTAACTCTGTTGAGTTGGCTTTGTCGGCTGATGAGGTGGACACCACTAACTTTGGTGGTTCAGGTTGGAAGGGCAACGCTGCAGGTCTAAAGTCTGCATCGGTTACTTTGAACTGGATGCAGGACTTCGGTGCTGGTTCGGTCAACGCCATTCTTCAGCTGCTATTCGGAAGCAACGCAACCGTTGTTTGTATTCCAACCAGCACAGCAGTTTCAGCCACCAACCCATCATGGTCTGGTGAATTCGTCGTTTCACAATACTCACCTATCGCTGGTGCTGTTGGCGACCTTGCAGTCTTCTCGACTACTTGGAACTCAAACGGCGTCATCACCTACGCAACCGCTTAAGGATAAAAAATGAAAATCACTCTACGCATCCTCTTTGTAACTGGAGAAACCAAGGACGTCTCAGCTGGTCCTGCAGACCTTGTTGCTTTCGAGGATAAGTTCAATTTGTCTGTGGCTAACCTAGAAGCAGAAATGCGTGTGACGCAGCTGCT